GACGAAGCGGATAAAGCGAGCTATTTCATCGAATCAGTAATAGACGATCACGTTAAAGACGCCATGCGACGAGCAGCGGAAATACCGCCAGGGAATCCAGGTGATTGCGATATTTGTGGCGAATACTTCTCTAGGTTAGTAGATGGATGCTGCGGCCATTGTCGCGACAGATTTGGACTGAAATAATGCACGTATCAGAAACAGAGGCATTGGTTTTACTCCTAGAAGATTGGGCCAACTGGCAATCGTCCTATCGACCTAACACCGGATTCAAATCACGTTCCGCAGGTTTCGCGTGTATCGGTCTATCGACCTTTGAGGATATGTGCCATCAATCTGATAACGCCACGATGAAAACGATTGACTCTGCCATTGATGATCTGGAACCTGCGCAACGTGCTGCGATCAATCGGAAATATGGTGTCTGTAGCGTGTTCAGGTTTCCGCGTAACAACTTTGAGGATACGCTGATACTTGCCCATGAAAAGCTGGTGATTATCTGCAAGCGAAAGGGGATTGTGCTGTGATACTCAGTGATGAAGAAATCGAGCAATGTGCCGTTACATCTCGCGGCGATTCGCATGCAGGGTGCGCAACACGATTTGCCAAAGCTATTGAGGCGGCGGTAATTTCCAAGATGTATGGGAAAGAGCCTGTTGCGTTTATCAATAAAAGAGTTGTTGATTGGCTTACGTCAAATGACCGCTCAGATCGCGCTTTTGTTGAAACAGTATTGTCAAAGTCTCCAGAAGAAACAGATGTCGCTATCTATGTTCTCCAGATGTCGAAAGAATGATACTTGCAATCATCATGATCCGGTGCTAGCATGTTCGTGCGGCGGATTCGTTCGCCCACAAAAATCCCGATGGTCACAAGCCGCCGGGCTTTTTTGCGTTTTACCCTAGAGGTATGCACTAGGGAATGCTCCGATGATTCGCATGTGAATGCGATAGGGCGCGTGAAACTATGGCGGCTCGCGGAATAAATCGCGCCATCGTAACAATGCCGCTTTGCCAGCGGATACGACGTGCATAACGTGCGACATACAACGATGATTGGCACATCATGCCGGAAAACGTAACCGGCACAGATCACGTTTCATCCTCCTAGAAACCGCAGCGACCAGCGCGAAAGCGTTAGACGGTATGGTCGCAACCGATGACCGGCATCGTTAAAACATTGGCCCGATGTTCGTGGGCAGCACCGGATAGTAGCGAATCACCTCACTGGCAAGACGGGTGCCTGAGCCTCGTAGGGCAAGGGATAAACGGGTAAAGCATCACTGATGCGCGAAAGCGTATGGGCGGCTCATCCACGATACGGATACCCGATAAATGAAGCACTACGCGACCTGCGTTTTTGGCTGAATGCAGACCACCGACCAACATCATATGATCCTTCCCGTCTAACGGGTTGCCCAGTAATAGGGATCATAGATGCTGGTCTTGCCTTAACAATATCAATTGACGTTGACGTTAACGTCAACTACCAAGTTTCCCGCGTCTTGCCGATTCGGGGCCGGCTCTGCCACTACGAAGGCATCCGGCATCTTTTAATGGAGTAAGTGTGGCGACTGATTGGGCAAAGCTGCGAGTTGAATACGTTACGTCATCTATCACGATGCGCGAACTCGCGGATAAGCATGGCATTAAATCAGCCGGCGTAATGCGTAGGGCGGCAAAAGAGGGATGGGATTCTGAGCGTAAGCAAGAATCAGCAAAAGTAATCACGACCTCCCTAGAGTCGTCAGCAATTGATAGATCAGCAGAGCTAGAGGCTTTCAACGCTGAAGACTTGGCAATGGCAAAAGCCATAAGGGCCAAAGCCTCCGCAATGATGGAAGAAACAACCACTCCGCAAGACCTGAAAGCACTATCAGGCGCAATCGATACGGCGCAGAAGGTTGGAAGATTGGCACTGGGTGCAAACACAGAGAGCAGCATCATAACCACTCGTTCGCTAGACCCAATAGCCGATGACGAATTCCTTGGCTAATGCCATTCACGCCAACACAGGAAGCATTCGTATATTCAACTGAATCATATCCAGCATTCGTCGGAGGATTCGGAAGCGGAAAGACCGCAGCGGCAATCGCCAGGATCATGCGGCTTAAACGCCTATGCCCTGAACAGGATGTAGCGTACTACCTTCCGACCTATGGTCTAGTTGAGGATATTGCTTACAAGCGGTTCCCGGCCATGTTCGACAGGCTAGGCTTCAGATTCAAGCTGAACCGGCAAGCTGCAAGATTCACGACTGACATTGGCGACATCATATTTCGCACAATGGACAATCCAGATCGGATCGTAGGTTTCGAGGTTGCACATTCGATCATTGACGAACTAGACACGCTCCCGCTAGAGAAAGCGCGGAACGTCTGGAACAAGGTAATCGCCCGTAATCGTCAGAAGGCATTCACGATCAACGGGAAGTCAGTACCGAATACAGTAGCAGTAGCAACCACGCCAGAGGGCTTCAGGTTCGTCTATGAGCGATGGGTTAAACATCAAGCGCCAGGATATTCACTCTATCGGGCGAAGACGATGGATAACGCAGCGCACCTTCCTGATGGGTACATAGACAACCTGCGGAACAGTTACCCGTCTAATCTGTTGTCGGCTTATCTTGATGGGGAGTTTGTCAATTTAACGGCTGGCTCGGTTTATCCTGAGTTTGATCGACTTCTGAACGCTTCGACCGAAACAATCAAGCCGAATGAAACATTACACATCGGGATGGATTTCAACGTTACGAAGATGAGCGCAATTATCCACGTGCTACGGAACGACGAACCGCACGCGGTGATGGAACTGTTAGACGTATTCGACACGCCAAGCATGGCAAAGCTGATAAAGGCTCGCTACAAAGACATGGGGCATCCGGTTATGGTTTATCCCGATGCTTCAGGGAATAGCAGGAAGTCTAATAATGCAAGCGAATCCGATCTGACGATACTTCGCCAGCATGGATTAACGGTGTGTGTGAATCCGACCAATCCAGCGGTCAAGGATAGGGTGCTATCAATGAACAGGATGATCCACCACGAAGGCGAACGGAAATACATGGTCAATCCTGATGCTTGCCCGCACTACGTCGAAGCATTGGAAAAGCAGGCTTATGACAAGAACGGTGAGCCTGACAAAACATCCGGCCTCGATCATTGCATTGATGCCGGTGGATATTTCATCGCCTACCGTTACCCGATACAAAAGCGGCTTGCCGTCGTTACACAACTGAGAATCTGAGTATGGAAAAAACAGTCCGAAGCGAGTCAGAAGCAATCTCGGCAATGGGTACGCAATGGCCTATGATCCTTAGCCTGTTGGTCGGCACTGATGCCATGCGCAAGGGTGGAACAAAGTACCTGCCACAATGGCCGAATGAGCAGGCAGAAAGCTACGCATCACGCCTGGCAACTGCTACGCTATATCCGGCGTTTTCACGTACCGTCGAGGTGATGGCATCTAAACCATTTTCCAAGCCCGTAGCGATTGACGAAGATACACCTCCGCGTATTGTAGAATGGCTTGACGATGTGGATTTGTCCGGGCGCAATCTCCATGCTTTCTCTGCTGACGTTATGTTGGACTGCATCAGCTACGGACTATCCGGCGTCCTAGTCGATTATCCGCAAGCCTCCCAAGTAAGAACGCGTGCCGATGAAATGGTGACTGGCGTTCGTCCGTACTTCGCTCACTACAAGCCGCAATCAATCCTCGGCTGGAAATCCACCAAGCGCAACGGGATGGAAGTCTTGACCCAAGTTCGGCTATTGGAATCAGTCGAAGAAGAAGACGGGCCGTTTGGAACAAAGCAAGTTGAACAGGTTCGCGTATTGGAACCGGGGCTATGGTTCGTCTATCGCAAGATCGGGGATAGCTGGAATATCCACGAAGAAGGAACAACGACACTAAGCGAAATCCCGTTCGTTTTCTTCTACGGCATCCGCAAGTCATTCGGTATTGGTGTCGCTCCGCTGTTGGAGTTGGCATTCCAGAACGTCGAACACTGGCAGTCATTGTCAGATCAGCAAACCATCCTCCATGTGGCGCGGGTTCCTATCCTGACGGTCATCGGGGCGAATGACGATTCACAGATTACTGTTGGCGCATCGTCAGCCGTGAAACTTCCAGTGGGTGCAGATATGCGCTTCGTGGAACATTCAGGGCAGGCTATCGAGGCAGGGCGCAAGTCTCTGCTAGACCTTGAGGAACGCATGAGGCAGACAGGCGCAGAACTTCTCGTCCTGAAGCCTGGTGATATTACCGCTACCCAAGTCACAAGCGAGAACGAGGCGAACCGATGCACCTTGCAGAAGATTGTGGAAGTTTTCGAGGACTGTTTAGATCAATGTCTGCAATATATGGCTGATTGGGTTGGCGAGACTGATGGCGGTTCAGTTTCTCTCTTCACTGACTTCGGCGCTGCGACCCTTGGAGAAGCCTCTGCCGAACTTCTGTTGAAGGCGAACCAATCCGGCAAGCTGTCCGACGAAACCATGTTTGACGAGTGGAAACGTCGCGGCATCATCTCTCCTGAGAATGAATGGAACGATGAGCAGGAACGCATTGCAGAACAGGGGCCAGCGCTTGGCATGGTTGAAACTACGGAAACGGTTCCGACTGAGCCGGTCGAACCTGTTGCGCCGGATAACGACGAACCGAATCAAGGAATGGAGTCTGTTACGACTGCGCTCGCGGATCTCGGGAAACAGGTTGAAACTCTGACCGCACAAGTCGCAGAGCCGCAGGTTGCAGAAATAGACCTGTCTGCTATCGAGGCGCAAATCGCCTCTTTGGCCGCTATCGTTGCTCAGTTGGCAGCCAAGCCTGCACCGCAACCGCAAAGCCAGCCAGTCATCATCATGGATAGCAACGGGCAGGTGAAAAAGCAGATCACCATTACCCGCGATGAAAACGGAATCATTACCGGCGCTGACCTAATGCCGCAAACGGTGCAATGATGGGCAAATACGATCAAACCCTGAAGAATCATAACGTCCAGTCATTCCTGGCGCTGATTCGGCACACAGAAGGCGCTGGATACACCACGCTATTCGGGGGTGGCATCGTTGAAAATACAGAAGACCATCCGCGCATTGCCATTACTAGAACACTTGGCGGCAAGCCGATCACCTCTACTGCAGCCGGGGCGTATCAATTCCTTTCCCGTACATGGGACGAATGCGTAAAGGCACTCGGACTTCCTGATTTCACGCCGGCTAGT